GCCTAATACCATAAGAAATAATTTAATTAGATACAATGAAAGAAACGAGCAAGCAATAAGATATGTCTTCATAGACTACCTACAATTATTGACGCCCTCCAAACGAGCAGGAAACAGACAAGAAGAAGTCAGCTCGATTTCCAGAGAATTGAAGTTAATTGCCAAAGAATTTAATATCACAATTGTTGCTTTATCTCAATTGAGTAGAGAGGTTGAAAAACGTCCTGATAAACGTCCAAAAATGTCAGATTTGCGAGAATCTGGATCTATCGAACAAGATGCTGATATTATTCTGATGTTGTATAGAGATGAATATTATAAGTCTAAAGATGAAAAGCGCCAAGAAGCATATCAAAGCTTAACTGAGGTTATTCAAGCTAAGTTTAAAGAAGGACCAACAGGTGTTTATAGTCTGAACTTTATCCCAGAATTCATGTTGTTCACAGATTATATTCCAGATATTGAAGGGGGAATGTAAAAGTGTATGATCTTTCCATCAGTCAAAAACTTCTTCAACAAGATAAAATCCCTAATAGTTTATTTAAACTTTTTGTTTTTTTAGAGACTCAAACACAGCAAGTTTTATATAATGTCACGGCGATATCTAAAACTTTAGGACTTTCCAGAAAAACAGTGAGAAGAGACCTGAAATTGTTAAAACAAATATGCCCAGAATATTATGAATTAAAGGTTACTTACGAGATATTGCCCACAACTGAAGAAATACAAGGAGAACCTCTTCCGCAAACCTCAAGAGAGCCCGAAGCAGACGTTTTAGACAACCAGCCTGTATCATTGGATAGCCATTTGTTAGAAAAGGCGTTTGAGTCTTTTGAAGTAGCATGTGCGGAAATTTGGGATAATCTAAAAAAGCCTTTCAGAGATTTTATACTTCAGTTTGAAGAAAAAGAACCATTCACTCAAGTTCATTATAAAGTATTGCAAAAATCGATTGAAATTTGTATAAAGTTAGATGCAAGGTTAGATGAAGAAGCGGTTGTAAAATTGCTAACTGCTTCTTTAAAACAAGTGCAAAAACAGTATTATGGTGCATACGATCAAGACGACCCTAAAAGGATTAAACTGTGGAAAATGTTGTTGTCATATTATAAGAGCAAGTTCCCAGGAACAGCTTTTTATAATAAAATGGTTGATTTGAGTATAAAAAGAAAGAAAACGGAAGAATTTCAAAAACAGAAAAAAGAAGCGGATATACCTAATGTACCATATAAGAAAATATTAAAAATGTTTAAAGAAATCAACCCTACCTTAAATGTTGTATATAAGAAAAATGGAGAGTTACCTTATTCAACTATTAAAACAATACAAAGAACATGGATAGAATATCATGATTTGGAAGAATGGAGAACTGTTTTTGAAAGGGTAAACAAATCCAAGTTTTTTAATCAAAAGTGGCTGCCTAATTTCGAATGGTTATGCGAAATTAATAATTTTAGAAAAATTATGTCAGGTGAATATGTCAACGATCAACGGAATCCTTTAGAAATAGAAAATGAGCGTCTTAAAGCAAATTATATAAAACAAAACTTCAATAAAAAAGATAAATCAGTAGAAACTCCTGAGGAAAAAGCTACTAGATTAGATGTACCTATTTTCATGTTACCGTATATGGCTGATGACGGAAGAACGGTACTGGTAGAAAAGGTAGTCGAAGAATCACCTGAACTTTTAAACTCGTTAGTTGAATATGCTCTTATAAAAGGGTTTGAGTTTTCTAAACCAATAAAAATATTAGACGAGGAGGATGTTACCGGTGCAAAAAAAGTTGTTGTTGGAAATAGTTAAGTCTATTTCTGACAAACCTAATTTGAATAAAAAGAACTACGAATTAGCAATAAAACATATGGAGCAAACCAACTTTTCATGTTTTGATGATTGTAAAATTACAGTGTTCAGGATTGGGGATGACTATTATCAATGTCCTATTGCCAGAAAACGAGAAGTTATCAAAGAAAAAGAAAAAAACATGTCGCCTTTAATCAAGAGTATGAGTTTTGATAATTTTAAAACATCGTTTTCTGATTCTGCCAAAATAGCTTTAACACAAGCACGGATGTTTATTAGTCAATATTCAAAAACCAAAGACGCTAATATGATTATATACGGTAATGTCGGAACCGGTAAAACACATCTTGCAGTTTCTATAATGAAGCAACTATTATATTTTTCTTCTTTCGAAAATATAACTTTCGAAACTCTAAGCAACGATCCTTCTTTTTTAAAAGATGAAAATCGAATATGGAATATGAAACATAGTGATTTATTGATTTTAGATGATTTAGGAGCGCATCTACTCAATAATTGGGCTATGGACGTGTTATACGATATCGTTGATACTAGATATCAAAATATGTCTGGCACAATTATTACAACTAACATAGGTTCTAACGTTCGCGATTCAAACGAAGAGTTTAAACAACAATTTCTAAATACGTTTGGTCCAAGAATTAGCAGCCGTTTATTCAGAAAATGCGCTTTTATTTGCATGTCCTATGCTGACGTTAGACAGGCAGGTGTTAGCAATGTATTATGTTAATTCCTACATTGAATGGCAACAAAAAATAACAGAAGCATACTTTTTCCCGGAATTAAAAAACGGTAATCACAAATTGTTAAAACTTAAAAATATTACTGATAATCGAAACGAAATAAAAATCGTCATACACGAGTTTGGAGAGTATATTAGTTATTGTATCATGATCCCGTTTTCTTCGATGGAAGAATATAAAACTATTATTTTTGAGTTAACAAAAAATCTTTTTAAAGAAATTAGTACAACAGTTGTTAAATCAAAGGATTTAATACCCAAACGCATAAACGAAACGGGGTATAATTTAACTATACTAGTATCTAATTTCAACGAAGCGCCACTAGTATCTAATTTTAAACGTTCAAGTTTTAGACCTTATGGAGAAGTGAGCCATATAGATGATTTACTTTGTTTTATAGAAAAACTTAGATTCGATAACAACTGGGAAGAAAATTTTTCAGACTTTTTGTTGGAAGGAATAAAAATGTTTAACACATATAAACCAGCAAAGAAGAGAAAAACAAAAAAAGAAGTGAACTTAAACATTCCACTTTTCTAAGCAAACCAAAGGAGTTAAAACTATTGAGTAAAAGAAAAACTTTATTATGGGAAAGGAGGGAAGGCGTTTCCTCCCCAACTTAAAGAAGTTGGGGTCTCCACGCCTTAATTTTGATGGAATTTGAAAAAGAAATAAGAATAGATATTGATAGAATACCGATTTCAGTTAATTCTGCGTATAAACGTTCTGGGAACATTAATGGCAGGCGTGGAATGTATATGTCAAAACCCGCAAAAGATTTCAAAGAACATCTACAATGGGTAGCAAAATTAAAAGCTAAACAAAACAAATGGAAAATTTTTAACGAAGAACGGTTCTTTTATGTTGACCTATATTACACTTTTAAATCAAGAAAAAGATTTGTCGATCCTAACAATACTCATAAGATTACTTTAGATGCTTTAGAAGGCATTTTGTTTGAAAACGACAGATGGGCTTTGGTTAGAGATATGTATGCAGAGTTTGGTCCTGAGGAACATCTTATTATAGTCGTTAGAATACCTAAAAAATAACTGCAATTCATCATCCACTTACAGAAGTGGGAGTCTTCTTGCAGGAAAATGATAAAGGAGACACTATTTGTCGTCTCCTTTATTCCTCAAAACTTTATTTCTATTCCTGCAAATAAATTAGGCTTCTCATAATCATACTTCTTTTGTATTCCGCCACCAATACTGATAGTATCTTTACTATCCATCGGGACAAACAACCCGCCACCTACCGACTTATTAGTCGCAAACAAATCAACGTTTATTCTAAATTTTCCAGATTCACCAGGATCAAGTGTGAAAACCGTGGTGGATACTCCTGTTTCTTTGCCTTCTGTTGTTAGGAGTTCTGTTTTCCGAATTGTTTGTCTAAAAGAAAAACCGATGCTTCTATAGCTGCATCTAATAATGTGGCGTCTCTTTCACTTATATCGATTCCGTGGTTTTTAAGTATATCAACAGCCATTGAAAAGGCTTTTTCTTTTTTTTGTTCCGAAGTCAAATTTTCACTTCCTGATATTTGTTCAACAGCAATTACTACATCTTGAGCGACCATTTTTATTGTATCAGCCAAAGTAACAAACTTCTTCTTTTTATCTTGCGGAATTTTACTTCCAAAATACACTGCAACCAACGCTGCTACAAAAACAATTAGATACACAAGAAACTCAGCCATTTATTCTTCCTCCTTAATATTTTCTTCAAAGTTTTCTTCTTCAACCAAAATCTCTGCTTCCGGTGGGTCTATAGGATCAATTTCTTCAGCAAACATTTTATATTTAACAGTATCTTCCACTATATCATCATCTTCTACAACATCAATATTTTCTGTTATATCTGTACTTGTATTCTCTACTATCTCTGTTTTAACTTCGTTTGACTTTTGTTTAGAATCGTTCACTTTTTCGTCTTTTGGCTTTACTTCATAATATTCCAAAAATATTGTTACTCCACCTAATGTTGAAGTGAATATTTTTTTATCAAGAATCACAAACCCTTTTTTTTCGTCTTGATGATTCATGATATACTCATAACGTTCCTTTTGACTAGGATCAGCTATTTTAAACTCTTCACATTTGTATACTTTGCTTGTTTCTTTGTCAATAAATTCTTCTTCCCCGTATACCTTTAAAATAGCCTCGGTAGCAGGGTCTTGTGCAAGTTTAGATTTATCCATTTCAACCACCTTACATTGGGCTAGTTTCGGCACGAGAAGGTTTTACTTCGTTCATTTTTCTTCTGTGAACTTGCCCACTAGCATTAGATTCTTTCGGTTTTTCTTCTTGTTCTTGTTCCGTATTACCAGTATTATCATTGTTACTATTATCTTTGCTTACCTGTTGACTTATCCCTAATAATTGTCTTAATAGTGGATCGTTCATAATAACATTTTTCATAGCTAAATTAGCGTATTGTTCTGTTAATTGATTTAAAAGCGTGTCAGGGATTTTGTCAAATTGACCTTTCATTATGTAATTAGCCATTTCACCTAGTTCTTGATTTTCTATTTCTGGTGTTTGTGCGTCTGCTAGCAAATTCTGTGCTTGCATTTGAGTTAACGCTTGCTGCAACATCTGATATCTAGCATTGTTAGATTCTAACTCAACTTTTTGTTTTGTTTCTTCTTTAAGAGCTTCGATTTCGTTTTCGTATTTTATACCAAACTCATTAAGTAAAGTTCTGTCTGATATCTTAGATGCATTTGCGAGGTTGATTAAAAGGTCTTTTCTTATAGAATCATCCGCCATCTTAAAATCTCGCATTTTAAGATCTATAGGCGGTAACCCGGAAATCTTGGATATCTTTTTAACTAAAAACTTGAATATTTTAGTTAACCCACTTCTATAATTCAAAAAATGATTTTCTAACATTCTCAAAGATACAGAAGAACCTGACCAAGATAAACCACCAAACAAGAATTCTCTAGGCACACCTAATCCAGCGATGATTTCACTTATAATGGCATCGGTTTCTTGAAACAACATTAAAGCTCGACCATCCCCGCCGATTTTTCCTTCAATAACAGGATAAGGGAACGTTTGAATAGAATTAGGGTTACGATCCCATTTAGCAAGTGCCTCACTCATTTTGTTCTTCCATTGAGCTAAGTTAATTGTCCCTAACACTCCAGCTGGTCCTTGAGTTCCTAATACCAACTCAGTCGGTGGAGCTAAATACCTCTTTGTTAATATATGATCTTCTGCAATAGCAGCTTGCGCTCGTCTTAATATGTTTAGATATATAATCTGGTTCATAACAGGTTGTAAAGGAGGTAATCCCCAACCACCAAAATAGGATGTCACGCTAGGATGTTTGACATGCAAAACATTGTTCTTATCCAGTTTAAGATATTGATAGTCGTTGAGTATTGCTTCTAACATCCATTTAGGAGTATGTTTTAGAAATTCGACCTCGTTTTTTATTTTAGTTTTTTCTTTGCGATCAATTTTATAGTAAAACACCTTTTCATCGGTGAATTCATTATATTCAATTTTAATATTCAGAGGATTCCAGAAGATTAATTTAAAATCATCTGAGTTTTGTATAATTATTTGTTTTATGGTTACAGGACATTTTCTTTTATATTTGGGAGATAATATATAAAGTTTATTGTTTGTTATTTCCCAATTAGGAACTTCTTGACCACCTTTTCCTTTTACATATTTTGGTGTTAATATTTCTTCTTCATCAGTTTCGTTTATAAAAATAATTTTAAAAGGTGGTAAAATGGAAATAAAAATATTACCGTATGTGTTGTAATTTATTCCATATTCAATCAATTTTTCTTTTATTCCCATTTGTTCTAATATTTCTTCGTATCTTTCTTTTAATTCTGTTTCTGGAGTATTATAAACAATTTCAGTAATTGGATATTCAGCCATTTTCGTAATTATCCCATTCACAATGTCGTTAGTCATGACAAAGTAAAGAGATAATCTCATAATCATGTGTATATCGTCAGGCAAATAAAAATTTAACGGATCAAACGCTTGCCATATTTTCTTTCTAACAGTAGTATAATCTGTTGTAGGTATTACATCACTTAAAACGTTCATAAACGGTGCAGCAAGAAAGTTTGAAAATTATATTCAAAATATTACTTGCCGCTTCTCTCCTTTCGAATAAAAAATTACATCCAAGTACTTTCTATAGAAAATTCATCAAATTCTTTAATAGCCTTATCAATTACGTATAACTTTTTCAATTGTATTTCTTCTAAAGGTGAAAAACCAGCATTGTTCAGAACTTTTTCTATATCTGGTCTATCTTTGATTTTAGCATATTTTTCTTCTATACTCAGTCTTTCTGGAGACATAGGAATATCTATAGAGTAATGTTTTAACAGTTCGTGAGATGGCAACATACCCAATTGATAGATCCACGTTATTTTAATATATGTTTTTACTTCTTCATTAAAAAATTCTGTAGGTCTTTTTTGTCTAGCTAAATGTAATGTGCACATTAATTCATAATCTTCTAAAGGTTCGAGGACATCTGTCATGCCTAATCCATCGACTAAAAAATTTGCTACATTATGGAACACATGCCATTGCTCAAAGAATAAGTTAGAGGTTAATAAAGTACGGAAAGCTTGAAATTTATTTTTCAAGCTTTCGCACATTCTAACACCTAAAAATTTAGTAATATAATAGTCCCAAACATCTATAGAAGTGTTTATTATATCTAGTTCAACACCCTTTTTTTTAAAAAATTCTTTTAAGAAATTCACTATCTTTTCTGGATTAATTGAGTTGGGTCTAGTTATAATTGATAATTCGCTCATTTGTTAATACCTCTGATAATTTGCCAAATTGTTATGCGCAATTCTACAGGTAATTCTTCCCAAACTGCTTTTGGATTTTCAATTAAAGCATCTAGTGTTTCTTCATCTAATACATCTGACAATAACTCTTTATTCGCGTCTAATTCAGCATAAGACGGTACTTTTGTTTCGATTTTTTCTTGCTTGTCAGATGGATTCATAATTTCTTCAGGAGTACCTATTAAAGCATAATAATCGTCAACAGCCGCAAGTTTATCAAGCGTATACATTCTTCGTCCAAACTCTTCTGGTGAGAGTTCTGCAGACGCTTTATATAGTAATTCATATCCTTTTTTTGCAGTATTGTCTTTAGCTAGTTTGATTCGTTCATTTATAATTTCATCTAAATTATTTGGATATTGACTAAACGAAGCATATTTGTTTAAAGGATTATCCGGCGAAATTGTTATACCATATTTCTTTGCCTGCTGTTTTATATTTTTTGCGAGTATACTTTTTTGTTCTGCAGGCAAATCTTTATGTGATCTAGCAAACATACTAATTGCAAATCGTGTATGACTTTCGTCTGGCATAGGAAACTTTCTGATTTTTTCTCCGTTTTTCTTTGTAATTACCAACCCAAACACCGAGTCTGGTAAATTCTCACGTTGTTGGCTTGTGAGTTTAGCAGCGGTTTTTGTCATATTTGTTTCATATACCGCTGGTTCTTCATCACTTAGAAAGTAAATAACCGGGAACTCTCCATTATAATTACTTTCCATATCCGCATACTGTTGTATGAGTGCAGGTGTTTCCAAACCAAATTTATCAGCTGCTAGTTTTATTCGTTTAGCAACTTTTTTCATACAAGATACAGGTAATTTGTCGTACGTTTTGACAAAATATTGTATTGATAGAGCAGTGTTTTCCTTAGAATCTAAAGGGTATTTTGCATGCTCTTTGTTTTGATTATCAATAATCACAAAAGCGTGTTGTGCGTTATCTGGTCTTGACATTGGTATATTTTTTTTATCAACCAAAACTGAATCTACTTTTTCCAACGAATCGTCATAGTGGTCGAACACTTCTCCTATAATATTAAACATTCGGTTTTTCCTCCCACTTACGCCCCGATGGCTTCTAATCTAACAAACGAGAATTGAAGATTTTCAGCTACCATAGGGTTGTTTGCCGATATACTTAATGAATAACCATCCAGTAAGGTATCGTGCAATGCAATAATTTTGTTCGGAGCGTTTTTAATTAATTCTGCTGTAGTGTCTTGTGAGTCATCTGGCGTATTGAATAAAGTTCCTTCTTCTTTATATAAGGCAATTACTAACGATACTTCTCTTGCGAATATAGTTCTTAGAATACTGAATACTATTTTTCTATTAGGAATTTTAGAGTCGTTATACACTTGATACCCGTTTTGAGTGCCTTTGACAAAATCGAAATATTTTAAAATGTTTCCTGTACTCAGTAATAATTTAGAAACACCAAAATCTCCCATTACCCTATTTTCTGCGAATGCAGAAACATCAGAACCAATTTCAAAGAAACGTTGTAAAGTTTTTTGCTGGCTGAGTGTTAAATCTTGAACCATACCAATCGGCATTAGTTCGTCAGCTTCCGTAAAATCATCTACTATATAATATGAATTATTATTAGATCGTTTTTTGACTGGTAACATAAATAAAAAATGATTACCTTTAACGAAATCGCTTGATTTATATTTGTTACCGTTTACAAACTGTGTTGTGGGATTCCAGTCCGCCATAGCTCAACCCACCTCCTAAATATCTTCAATATCCACAAATTGAAAAGTAGCGGATTCTATTACTTGTGGTTGTCCTGCAATTGCCGACAAACTCTTGTTTTGAATTTTTGCTTTGTTTATTCTTGCTCTTCCGATAATATTTGCACCTACACCAGAATCGGTATTTAATTCATCTGGCTGGTCTGGGTCGAATGCTACTAATAAGAAATCGGAATGTCTACCAAAAGTTTGTAATAAATCTAATTCTAAATTGCTTCCATTTGGACCTAAATCGTGTGTAGCAGAAATCAAACTTTCTTGAAACACCAAGATTTTATTTATAGCTAAGAACCCTTGAAATGGTCCTGGAATATTTTTAGCTAGTAAACTTCCTATTTCACCTACTGGTTGATTCATTCTACCTTCTTGAATCTGTACATCTTGTACCAAACCTATTGGAATAGGTTCGCCGTCTTTATACACATATAACACGAATCTGTATGAAGTCAATAAACTTGCATCTTTTTCAGAAATCATTTTTTCTACATTTTTATCTAGTCGCCATTCAGCCATTTTTGTACCTCCTTAAAGGAAACATAAAGGAGAGAGGCTCTCCTTTATAATGTTTGAATTCTGAGTATAACAGTACCGCCTTTCATTGGGAGTTCTGGGAAGTAATTGATTTCCAAGTATACAAACTTTGGATTTTCGGGATCTATACCAAAACTATCTACTTGAACATTATCGCTGATTAACCCCATTGCGGCGTGCTGCTTTAATCTTTCATTAATCATATCAACTATCAACGTTAGTTTTGATGTGGTTAATGTCTGAGTGTTCTTTATTTTTTCTTGAACCAAATTGTTTATATCTTTAGAAGACCAGTCAACAGAAGCTACAACTGAATGTTCTCTTCCTTTTTCATCTAGTGTATCGGAAGTAACTTGATCGACTATTGTTGGGTATCCAGAAATCCCTTGTTCTAAAACAATATACCCGTTTGCAGATAATGTCGTTATTTGGTCTTGACTAAAATAAAGCCTGTTGTTTAGCGGATAATAAATTCCTGATATCAATGGCAGACTTTGATAAGTTAATTGATACATTGGAGTAGAATCGTTCATCAACTTACCAGTTAGTGCCATTAAAGATGCAGCACCATATACTCCCGGTACAGGGTATTCAAACGAATAAAAATTAGTTTTTAGTACTGGATTAAACAGTACATCTATTCTTTTTTCGTTGATTCCGCTTACCTTTCTCAACGCTTCGTTTACAATAACCGTTTTATTATCAGAAGAAAATCCAGTTTCTGATAGATCTTCAAATCCACAAAATCCTATAGCGGTTTTGACATAATCCAACTTCTCTTCTCGCTTTTTAACAAAAGAGTCTAGTATAGGCAGAATAGCAAAATTAGACAGAACAACATATGAATATACGCCACGTTCCGCTAACATATCTAACTTTTCTTCTATATCAACTACATCGTCTAAATCAAAAACACCATAATAAGTTGAATTTGAACAAGTTGTCGCTACGGCATATACACCTCTTTCTGATCCTTTGACAGCTAAATATGTTCCGAAAGCGATAGGATTAAGTGGGTGTATAACACCGAATTTGCTTTCTATATCATCTACTGTTTCTACATACTGTAATGACGAATAAATAGGATTATTTGTATTATATTCTATATGAAGTGTCTTACCTACCATGTTATATGTAGGTTCTATAAATATTATGCCTTTGTATGGATCAACCCAATACTCAGGTGAGGTTACTCCAGATTCTGAAAAATCTTTATCGTTTACAAAATTATCATAATACACGAAATCTTCTTGAACGTCTACTGGGTTTTGAGGATCACTGTCATCAACATATGTAGCGTACACTTTAAGATATTGTGTTGGATTAGCAGATGAAAATAGTATTGGATAATCATTAGTTTGAAATGTTGTTTGTCCGACATCCATATTCCCCATTAACAATGAAAATTCCTGAGTCTTTTTAATTGTAGGCGATTTTGTTGCTTGATATTCAACAACTATAGCAAAGTTATTTTCTGAAGTTCCGTCTGTATTTATAACGATACTTGTAGTACTTCCACTTAAATTATGTGGAACAGGTGAATTACCATTACCATCTAATAATAACGCAGGAATCAAAATTTCATTTTCCCTTATACCTGAACTAATAGTATCTCCAGATACAGGATCAGTCCATGAAAGGTCTCTAACTACCTGTGTTATATCTACGTATGGTACATCTATAGCATCTAATTTAGTTCCAGCAAAACCGCGAATATAATCTCTTGAAAAATGTCTTATTCCAATATTCATCGATGTATTAGCTGGTATTAGATATATTCTTACAGAGCTTAAATCGACTTCGTCATAGATAGGATCTCTCTTAGGATAATCGATTCTCAATGGTTGTGTGCCGTTAGTTCTGTATGTAATTCTCTTACCGTTGTAATCTTTAACAACAGCGTCTGGTCCTTCAACGATAATGTTGCTAGCGCCTATTACGCCTGTTGGAAAAACAGGTGGATTAGCAGCAAGTTTTTCTTGCTGCACATATTGTTGTTTTACTTTAAATCCCGGAGCTTTGTAAGCCATTTAGGCACCTCCTAAATTGTTCTTAATTGAATTCTAACATTTTTGTATTTTTTACTCGGATTTTTGGGTTTTGTCAGCAAACTTACTTACGATTTTTACAGTATCAAATGTAGCTTCTTTGTTTTCAAAAAATAGTTTGTAATTAAACGTAAAATCTATTTGGACCGGTATGTTATACATTGCTTTATTTCCGTGATCTTGAATCAACATAGCAGAACCAATCCCAACAGGATCTATATCGTTGAAAAAATATTTTTCGAGTTTTGTTTTATACCTTTTTATGTTCAAAAAATAATTAGTTGCCAGTCTATAACCTTCTATTTCGTCATCGGTTATAAAACTGATAATAGCGTTGGATGATAGAAGTAAGGTGTGTGGTCCTGAACGAAAAGTAACTGCACCATCATGGTTAGGAAAATAGTTTGTAGTGTCTGTTATACCAGTAATATCTATAATAACAATTATTCGTTTATTACCCGAATTGTTCAATGAGATAGAATTAAAAGCATAACGAAGGTCGTATTCCTCTTCGTTATATCCCATTATTTCTTTCATAAAATAATGTAAATGGTCTAAGAAAATTGACGCAGCATCCTCATGAAAAGAGCTGTTATGTTCCTTTGCATTGCTTGAATCCATGGCAATACCACTCCCAAATTTTGTCTAGCCTCTAAAACAGCTTCCTCTACACTTTCGACAACAGTATCCCTTATATAATATCTCGGTTGTATACCGGGATTCCACCATCCTCCACGTTCTAGAGATTCTTGAGAAACATATCTTATTATTGTTTCACCACTTTCTGTTTTTATAGGCACTCTTTTACCTAACAAATATGTCATTTGTCTGGGTCTGGTTCCGACCTCTAAAAAATTAAAAATTTTGTTTCCAGACACTATACGCACACCATTTACTTCTGGTCTAACTTCAACTTTATCTAAAAATTTTTTTATTCCTCTTGTTGATAACCGACGATCCTTTAGCAGAGTCAATTTAAGGTTATCCATAATATTTTTAGCAACAACTTTAGCCGAAGTATAATTTGAATCAGCCCATTTTAAAAGGTATATAAGTTCGTTCCCTTTGCCTATTCGGTCCAAGGTGAACCGATAAGAATCTACGTAAAATATCATACCTTTCACCTGTTTGTCCTAGAATTGATTGATATAAAATTGACGAACCGTGAGACACTATTTTGCTTGCTGATATTTTTACCAAGACATCTCTTATATCGAAATACAAAAAGTCTCCTTCATACGCTGGGATTATTAGGTTAGCCAGTACTGAAATGCTGTTTTCTGTTAGAATAGGTTTCTTATTTAGTGTTTGATTAGAATGCATTAAATATGTGCCGTAAAACTCTATTCCCGGCAAATATCCACCTAAATATCCCGTACCATAACATTTTGTACAATTTGGGTTTCCAGTTTTTTTTAACAGCGGATTATAACATTCACATATCTTTCCACCACGTCGCATTTTAAACAAATATCCGTGTGTACCTCCGCCTTTTTCAAATTGTATTTTTAAATCTTTTCGCATTGATTTAGTGATAGAATCTTCTTGTTCTAGAATAGATATCGGTTCAGTTTTATATTTTTCACCAGTTTTGTTATCTTTTAACACGAGGGTATACCAGAAACTTTTGTTAAAATAATGGGAATCGTCTTTGTACAGAATGTCTCTATAAAACTCTACAAAATCAGGTAGTTCGATAACCTTAGTAACATTTTCCGGTACATCTAGAGCACGCTCCACACACACATCCCAACGTTCAGCATCCAATTGATATTCACTGTTATACTGCCACGTTAACATGTATCCTAGCGGATCAGTCCAGACTTGAAAATCCTTTATGTATTTCACCAAAACCATCCCCAACCACTATAAGATCCCCATCCGCTATCTATGTTGGCTTGACGTTTGTATTCTGAAAGAAAATGAGTATATTTGGCATTATATACCTCAAACCACTTATCGAAATGTGGAGATTTATCTAAGTTAATTGCCAACTCTCCACCTTGCCATGGTATAACGTTTCTGCCAGCCATATCTGCCAATCTTGCATATGCGTGTGCAAGTGTACCATAAATGATTACATTATCAATTTTCCCATACGCTTCTTTAATAGTTATCTTTTTAGTTATAGGTGGAGTTAAGTTAACCTCATCAAGTGTAAGTTTTATTAAGTCTATATACTGGCAATCCGTGAAAAATACATCTTCTAAAATTTTGTTGGATTCTGGATAATCTCCTGAAATTCGTCTAACCGAATCTATGTAATATTTATAGATCCCAGCAAGTGTATAGTCACCAAAATTGATGGCTATCAAGTGTTCGGTTCTTGTTGAAGGAACGTCAGATTTCATTACAGCAAAATTTTTAGCGTATATAGTTTCATAGAATAAGTTTTGGTCTATAAAATTAACCGCTTTTAAGATATTTTGCATATAGGCGTAATTATAAGTTTGTATTTTGTTTCTATTCGTTATAATAGCCATATCAAATCCAACCTTTAATTATCAGTGTTTTCCAGACTTTCCTCCAACACTTCTAATATCTCTTTTTTTGAAGCTTTAGGCGATATTTCTATACCTATTTTTTCGGCTATTTCTATTAGTTCTGATTTTGTGTTTCTTTCGGAAAACTTTATTTCTGGTTCTCCAACTTCTTCTACTTGTTCAACTTCTTCTTTTATTACAGGTTCTGGTTCTTTTTTTCTTTTGGGTTCAACGGCAACTGTTTTATCTTCTATTTTTTCAAAAGTCAAATATCCTAATTTTTGTAGTTTGGTTAGATTATCCACTAATTGCTCCTCAACGTTCTCGTCAGTTTCAGCTATAATTTCTTCACGAGGTTTAATTAGTGCTGACCTACCTACTATGCGTATATTAAAATCCGAAAGATTTTTCACTTTATATTTTTTCATCACAACTCAAACCTCCTTATATCCCAGCGGCAGTTCTACCTCTGAGCCCTTCAACTTTTACTGCTGTGAATTTTGCGTTGTCTTCTACTGGATTATTAGTGGGTTTTAAAGATTCTATAAAGTTCTTTTCATCTTCTTTTTCTTCTTTAACTTTTTTCATTCCTTCATTTTGTAATTGTGTATAGTATTTTTCATAGCCCTGAGATACTTCCTCGTCAGTGAATGAAATGATTTCCAAATATCCATTTTTCAGAGCTTTCTCTAGTTCGTCTTTTAAAACATCTTCGGCTGTTACCAAATCGGCTCTAAAAGTCTCACCAACATCATAAATACTGTTTTTACTCCACACTCTTAATTTTGCATTAACCACTTTAAAAAATGCCATACTATGCTTGTTATCCGTATATCAAAGATAACAACTACCCTCCTTATGTTTTAAAAATGTAACCCCTTACCACAACTGGAAAGGGGATACTTATGTGAGAGATTTTAATCATTCATTTCTAATAATGCAACAGCTTTAGGATTGATTATGCTCATTCCTAAGTTACTCCAAATTTGGAACATAGCAATATTCTTTTCTACTTTATGCCAGAAAGTTAAATCCTCTTGTAGATAGAATAGTTTTCCAAGATAATCTTCTTCAGTAAACGCAAATACTTCGTTTTCGTGTACGATATCTTTCTTATTGGTTGTTGTGAACTTTCTGTTCATAATTGTATTGTAGCTATATCCATTTACAAATGTTTCTTTAGTTAATTCGTCACCTAATACTGATGCAGGCAAAGTAATTAAATCATTATATAGTTTCACAGACATAAGAAGCTTGTCGGTCTTTAATGGTTTGTCAGCTACATCCAGGAAATTAATAACGTCCATAATAGCTTTCTTAAATGAAAAATTAGTTCCACTTAAAGAAGTTGTGACCTTTTGAGATGTGCTTGCAACAGCTGCTCTGCACATTTGAATAAATTTCTTTTCTATGATTTTCTCAAAATTATAAGTAAGTCTGTTTTTAATCACCTCGGTGAAAGGATACTTATAAGCCCATAATTCCTCTTGAGTAAATTCAATCTGAGGAGAAATAACTTTGTAAAAATAAACAGGGATTTTTTCTCCAACTACTCTTTTAGTTTCGGCTTCAGCAAGAAAATCACCAAATACAGCTTCCTCACTTAGATCAGGTTCAATTTCTACATATAACATTAAACTTCTACCTGCTGGGTCTTGGTCTAAAGAAGCTGGAGTAATTGTTCTAGGTGTTATAATTTGAGGTAAAAATAGTCCTTCCCTGTATTCAGTTTTTATTAAATCTATAATTGTTTTTCCAATATTGTCATCAGCGGCATTCTTTTCAAAAAAAACGTTTGAAATTACTCTGTTAAACTTTTGAACTCCGCCAATAGAAGCTAATAGCTCGTCAATTTTCATATTTGACATTAGATACACCTCCTGGAGTTTAGAAAAATTATAATGTCATTATTTTTAATGCTGTTACACTGGCACCTTCAGTTATAACATCTTCAACCAACGCAACTGCCCTAACTACTTCTCCAGATGCTGGAGTAGGAGCTACATTACTTAGTTTTGTGAGTTCATCTTCAGTAACGGCAAATAATTCTTGTCCAGCTGCATACGCTGTGCCAGTATCAGCAACGAAATTATCTGTTATAACTCTAGCCTTTCCATAAAATGCCGTTAACCCGTTTGAAGCCAGAACATCGTTTGCTATTCCAGAACCATAAACTTGGGCTTCTCTTTTGACGTCAGAAATAACCCAATATACAAGCCCATATCCATCATAAGGAATTTGTTTGTATTCGTCATTTAAAATAGCTACTGGAGTTCCTAGTTGAAACATTTCTTTTTTTATTTCGTCGTCAACAATATTTGAATCTATTTGTTTGCTTATTCGTTTAACTTCTGTTAGGCTTTGTAAAAGCTCGAATCTAGCCACTTTAATACACCTCCGTTTTAATTAAATCTATTAGTTGGTTCATCAATTGGACAGAAGTTTTTTCTCCATCAACACCAACATTGTAAGGTTCAGCAACGTTTAATTCGTTATTCAATAACGCTTCATTCCATCTCTCGGCTTCCTTCAAAAGTTCTTCATCGGATAGTTCTGACATCTTTTTATACTCTTTGGTTATTTCCGAAATCGGTAAACATTGCAGAGTTGCTTTCTTTTCCAGAACATCGGTTATAATAGATTCTCTATCTAATTCGGAAGCTTTTTTAATTTCTTGTTCTTGTTGTTTTAAGTTTGGTTGAGATGTACGTTTGTTGGTGTCTAATTGCTTGGTTACCTTTTTAGGATCGGCTGCTGGTTTTAAAGACTCTTCAATTTCATTGTTTTCTTCTGTCGGACCCAAAATTGAATCAAGAAAATTGTCAAATTCATCTTTAGGACTTTTTTCAGCAGCAATTTTAAACTCCGCTTCAGGATACGCATTTTGTGGTAACGGAACTGATTGATGTGGTATAACCGAATCATCACCCTTTAAAGCTGCTTGCCTCTCTAAAAGTCTCAATTGCATTTCTTTTAATTCTTGTTGATTTTGAGCTATTCTTTTGTTTTCTTTTAATCTTTGTAATCCTGCATAAGACCATACACCAGCACCAATAGTTGACATGGTTCCCGACGTTACTTGAGTGGCTTTAACAAGTTTATCAAGGATTTTGTTTTTAGATTTTTGAACAGCCTCAGCAGTTTCCTGAACTACTTTTGTCTCTCCCGACGCTTGCTTTATCAGATTGTTTTTTAAAAGTATATATCCTATTACTCCGTTCAACAGGGGTCACCTCCCCTTTCAGTTCTCAGGCATTTCTGGAGCTGTTAACTCTTCTATTGCTTGATTCCCCATGGTTGATTCAGCAGGAACGCCAATGGCTTCCATAGATTGTTGTTCGCCGCGTATTCTAGCGCTTTCGCCTTCTATTATTCTTTGTCCTTCCAAATATTTCGTGGATAATTCAGGTATATTTTCAATAACTGGTTCTAAACCATTTTCAACTATAAATTGATAAAATTCTCCAGGTAACATTTGGTCAGCTAAATTCTTTAACTCTTGTAAAGCCAAAGCAGGATCTACAACATCAACAGTTGGTACTTGTGTTGGTGTAACAACGTTTGGATCAGGATTTTCAGGAGCTACATTATCAGCAATTAAGGCATCTGATAATTCATCTGCTAACTTTACAATAGCACCTCTAAATCCATCTTTCATACCCATACCTAGGATTTGTCCTTGTCTGAATAATTCTGCATCTTCAGCTGTTTTAACCAACCCACCAGTTTTTTGTGAAGCTTCTTTGATAAAATATTCGTCTTGTGCTAATTTCTCAAAATCATCATTTGTAAGCCACTTCATTAAGCATACCTCCTTGTTTTTGTATAAAAAAATTAGTTAAATAATCACTATACATATTTATTCCTTTTTCTGATGCCGCTTTATAAACCATTTTATAATGTTTTTCATTGGGATCTGCTGCATAATATGGTTGATGTTTTACAGCAGCAGCAAAATCATTTAATGCTTTGTTGTATAAATAATCTTGTCTTTGCATTGTTGCTCTGTATATTTGTTCTTCGATTTTCCTTAAGTTTTTACCTGAGTTAGTAAAAATATCTCTAGTTAAACCCAGCATAGCTTCGTTGAGCATTTGTATGATATCGTTTATTTCTACGTTATTATATTTTTCGGCTATTTTTTCATATCCAATGTATCCGGGATCTCTAAAATCATCTGATTCTATTTCATGCAAATCTCTTTGTTGAATATG